GCTCGCCGTCCAGGCTCACGATCTGCCCCTGCCACCAGCTGTGGTTGGTGTAGTCCGGCCCGCCGTCTCCGGTGCGGGCACCGCTGTGGGCGCTCAGCTCCATAAAGCGGCAGTTCAGCTGCCTGGCGTTGTGCAGCGAGATGTCAATGGCCGTCTGGTTGATGCCGGTCACCATGGCGCGGCGCACCACGGTCTCCAGCGTGTCCACATGGCCGCTGGGATAGGTACAGGCACCCACGCCCTGGGCGGCCAGGGCCTCCAGCCCCCGGCGGATGACCTGCTCGGAGCTGTATGCCCCGGTGACCACGGCCAGATGCCCCTCATCCAGGATGCGCCCCAGCTGGGCCTGGTGCGTCTGCACCATGTTTTTGTTGCCCATCAGAAGGCGGGTCCGGGTCAGGTTGCGCAGGGTGTTCATGGTGCGGCGGAAGCCGCTCTGGGCGATCTGCTGGGCCGCCGGGCTGAGCTGGAGCGAAACGGCTTCGGCTGCTGCCTGCGGGGGCAGGCCGACTTTGTCTTGCCGATCGGCCTCCAGCATGGCGGCGGCGAACACCTTGGCCGCTTTGTTGGATACGCCCGTCAGCTGGGCAAACTGCTGGATGAGATAGCTGGTGCTGGCCCCCATGGCCTTGGCCCGCTGCGCCTGCCACAGGGCCGAGGCGGTGACGGTGTAGTCCGCCTCCAGAATGTGCCGGGCCATGTCCCGCAGAATGCGGCTGTTCAGCTGGTCGAAGGCAGCAGCGGCCCGATTGGCGTAGCCGTCTACCTGTTCAGGGTGCAGCATGGGGCCTCCTTACGAAAGGTTGAGCACATCGCCGCCTTCCTCCGTTGCTTCGGCCACGGCGCGGCGGGCGTCGTCCTCGCTCAGGCCCCGCCACTCCATCAGGTAGCGGTACTTGGGCCACAGGCCGTCCCGCACGTCCTGCCGGTCGGTCTCCCGACGGGTGCCGGTGTCGGTGATGTAGCTGTCGTCGAAGTTGATTGCAAGGGGCGTATCCGGGTCTATCGGCGCGCCCAGCAGGGTTTTGCCCGCCCACAGCAGCGCCCGAAGAATCTGCAGCAGCGCCGCCTCGATCTCGATCTGGTGGCGATTGGCGTGCTGCACCATGTCCTGCCGGTCGCCGGTGTACTCGGTGGCGGTTTTCACCGCGCCGCTGCTGAACTGGTAGTGGTGGGTGCCCAGGCCGGTCTTAAAGCTGAAGTAGTCCAGCGCATCCTGTACGGCCCGGCTGTTGGCCTCCACCCGAAGGTCCGGGTTGTACTCATGCCAGTCCGGCTCTTCGTCCGGGTCGCTGCCCGGGGTGTGCACAAAAAGCTGCTGGCGCACGCTGTCCGGCGAAGCGAAGTGCTGCCGGCCGTCCTTGTCCACCCAGCTTTTCAGCAGGCTGCGGCTATAGAACACCTTCTTGCCGCCCAGCAGGATGTCGCGGTTGTAGTTGTCGAAGGCCAGGTCGCACATCTTGGCTGCGTCGATGGCCTCGGCGAACACGGCCATACCCAGGCCCGGGCCACCCGGGCGGTTTTTCAGCACGTTGGGCCGGAAGAGGGCAAACCAGGGCACGCTGCTGCCGGTGAAGAAGCTGGAAAGCATCCCCTCGGGCAGCGGTGCGGGCTTGTAGGCAGCTTCTTCGGCCTCCTCGCTCTCACTGGTAAAGTACTCGTTGGTGATCTGGTAGCCGGCTTTGGTGCGCCGGTGCACCTGCAGGTAGATGCAGCTTTTGCCGGCCACGATCACTTCGCTGGCGAAGGCCACGTCGATCACCTGCCCATGCCGGACGTCGATGGGCAGAATGCACTCGGCGGGCAGGTAGTCCATGCAAAGCTGGCCTTCGGGGCTGGCCACAGCCTGCCCGGCCTGCACCGTCAGCCCCTCCAGGCTCATCACAAAAGCGCCGGTGCCGCTGCGCATGGTCAGCTCCACCAGCTCGTTGGCGTGCTGCCAGAAGTCCAGCTTGCCGAGAATGCCGCCGGTCTGGCCGCCGTCCGGGCCCAGCAGCCAGTCGGCGGTGCTTTTGTCCTGGGCGGTCACGGTGGTTTTGTCGTTTAAAAGCAGGCTGGCCCAGTCCTCACAGGCCCGCTTGGGCATGCGCAGGCGGTACATGGGCCGCTCATGAATCACATCGTCCAGTCCGGCCTCTTTGACCGTATGGAACGGGGAATACTCGCCCCGCCACCAGGCCCGCCACTCATCAATAGCGGCGTAGTAACTGCCCTCAATGTGCCAGCCTCGTGTTTTGTTCAGCCAGGTCACAAATTTCAGGATGTTCACGTTTCTCTCCCCGTCAGGTATTTGTAGCCGCGCTCGATCGTGTACTCGAAGGCGTCCAGCGTGTCGATGTCGGTGGTTCCGTCGTCCAGGCGCTCGTCTTTGCCCGGGTGCTTGCCGCTGTACAGCGCTGTGGAAAGCGCGTCCCGCAAGGTGGCCGCGCCGGGCATGGTCCAAAAACGCCCGCCGCCCATGAGAATGGACGTCAGGCGTATGCGGTCAATGATCTCGATTTTTTTGGAGTTGTAGACCCGCCCGGCCAGCCAGGAAAAGCGGCTGGCCAGCAGCGCAGAGCGCAGGCTGCCGATCAGGGTCTGCTCGGCCGAGTCTGCAAACACGGCGTGGATCTCCCCGAAGGCGGCGAACACGTCCTCCGCGAACTGGAGAAACCGATCAGCCAGAAACGCCGTATCAGTGCCTTTGGGGTCAATGCGGCGGCTGGTCAGCCCCACCACACCCCGGCGGCCGGGCAGAATGGCCGTGGCCACAAAGGCGTGGAAGCTGCCGTTGCCGCCAAAGTCCACCCCGATGTGGATCCGACTGCCCTCGGGCAGAGGCTTGTCCGGCGGCCAGTCGAAGCGATGGTCCCCGGCGGCCAGGCTGTCCGCAAATAGTCGGTAAATCACGCCCTCTGCGGCCATCCACTGTCCCAAAATGAAGCGGTTGTAGTAGACGGTGCCCTGATATTCCTGTTTGAGGGCCGCGACGAATTCCGGCGGCAGGTGCGGGTTGTCGTCAATGGTGGAGGTCTGGCAGTAGACATCCGCGCCGCTGTCGATGAACACCTTGAGAAAGTGGTGCGGGTCGGCCGGGTTGGCGGTGCCGTCAAAAGCACTGTGGGCACAGCGCAGGCGGCTTTTGAGCATCTGGAACACCTCTTCGTTCCAGGTGGTCATCTCGTCGCCGTAGGCGTACTCAATGGTCATGCCCTGCAGCCTGGCCACGTGCTTTTTGTTGTCCGCGCCCAGAATGTGCACCCGGCGGCCAAAAAGCTGGGCGGTGTTGTCGCTGCTGATGGTGCCCACCAGCTCGGGCCCCCAGATGTCCCGCATGGGCTCCAGAATGTTCCGGCTGAGGGTGCCTTGGGTGTTGCCCAGCATCACGGCCGCGCCCTGGCCGCGCAGCGCACACAGCCGCTTGGGGATGACCACGGCGTAGTCCAGCCAGCTTTTGCCGCTGCCCGTGGCCCCTACCTTCAGGTTCCAGCGGTGGCTGCAGCCCGCCAGATACTCCTGCTGCTTACTCGATAGCACTGTCGATGCCCTCCAGCAGCTGCGCGGCTTTGGCCAGGGTGTCCTCGCCGGTGTCCTTGGGCGGGGTCTCTTCGCCCAGCAGCTTCGCCAGTACGCTTGCCGCTCGGGCGTCGCCTGCCGCGGCTGCCTCGGTCAGCCCCACGATCACGGCCATCTGGTTGTCGATGTCCTCGGGGGCGATATACCGGCGGGCCAGCCGGTTATACAGGCGCTTGTCCGAAACCGGCAGAGAAAGATAGAGATCGGCGGCCTGACGAAGGCTGCGCTTGCGGCGGCGTGCCTCGCCACTGGCAATGCCGCCCGCCTGCCCCAGAGACCTTGCTTCTTCCTTGCTTCTCTGGTCCATGGGGACCAGATTCTTATATCCATCTTCACGGGGCACGTCACCACCTCTCTCTTGAAATAGTCATAAAAAATCCCCGGCGGCGCACGGACGGATGTCTTTGATCCAAAAAATGTGTGCGCATCTCCCGCCCGCCGGGGCATCTGGAATCTGCCCGCTGACCGGGGCACGGGTGCCGCTCACTCACCCAGAGCGGCCAGGGTGTGCAATGTGGGACCCCGCGACAAGGGATCCGGCCGCGGCCCCGCTTCATGCGGCGGGGTCGAGGATATAAAAAGCACCGGCCCTGCTTGCGGATGGGTCGGTGCTAGGTGTG